TAGAAGCAGATAATGATGGTTTAGAAATTGAATGGCATAAACGCCAAAGAGAGGTAATTAAAGCCGCCACAGACGCATACACGTGGGCTATAAGCAACGGTATTGCCAAAGAGCAGGCCAGAGCAGTGCTACCAGAAGGAAACACTGTAAGCCGCATGTATGTGAACGGTACGTTGCGTAGTTGGATTCATTACATTGAATTACGTGGTGCAAACGGAACACAAAAAGAGCATATTGATATTGCTCATGCAGTAGCAGATATCATTGCTGATATTTTTCCACTTGCTGAAGAATTTAAGGGAAAGGAGATATGAAAAAACGCAAAGAAATGTTAGTCATTACTATGGAAGAATGTGGAGAGCTTATTCAGGCTTGTAGCAAAGTAATCCGTACTAAGGGTAAAACAAAGTACTTGCGTAATCTTCAAGATGAAATTGGTGACGTTATGACCATGATTGAGATAATGAAAATGAGTGGTCTCGTCACCGATGAGCAAATCACAGATAGAATGAAAGAGAAGAAAGAAAAATTAATGAAGTGGAGTATGTTGTTTAGCGATGAAGATTGACTTTGATGTAGACATTGATATGTACAACAGAGATGAGTTTCTAAAATTAGTTAGAACTACTCCTGCTAGTATTCTCAAAGACGGTCAGTTTACAAAACACAACACAGGTGTGTACTTTCAAAACATACCATTTTTTCCTATAGAAGATTTTAGCAGTATTGATTACAAAGATGCCGAAGAACAAGGTTGGTTCAAGGTAGATTTTCTAAACAATCACATTTACAAGGGTGTAAAAAGTGAAAGCCATTTACAAAGTTTAGTGGATACTGAGCCTATGTGGGAATTGTTTAAGCATCAAGACATTGTTGAACAGTTGTTTCATATTAATAATCATTGGGATATTGTTAAACAGTATCCACCTACAAGTGTTGATCAACTAGCAATGATACTAGCAATGATACGACCTGGCAAAAGACATCTAGTTGGTAAAACTTGGCAAGAAATAGAATCAGATGTTTGGGTAAAACCAGATGATGATACATATTTCTTTAAGAAAAGTCACAGTTATGGCTATGCACTTGCAATAGTTGCACAATTAAATCTAATAGTAGAGCAGTTAGGTTAGTCAGTTTTACGTACTAATTGCACAGTACGTCGTTTAATTCTTTTGCGTATTAACTTTTGTAGGCTTGTTACAGGCCCAAATAATATTTCAACATCCTTCATTGCAAAAGTTTTGATAGAAGGTAAGAAAGGTTTCATTTCATAATGGAGGAATACATCTATTGGTATTTGTCTATTACTTTCCCACCACCATGTTTCACCTAAAAGCAAAAATTCTTTTCTTGCTTCGTTGGTAGGTATAGACTGTACGTCATAAAATGTAATTATTTGATTGTCTTGATTAACGACTATGCCAACGTATTCTTCGCCAGCATAGGCTATTCCTGTTAGGAATTCTAATTCTTGATATGGATTATCTGACATCAACAATATTTACCAATTTTATAATACAGATAAATATAGTTATGAGTATTTTGAATAACAGACTGTATCTATATGATCAATATGTAGATTACGTAATTAGCGGAGACAGTCTGAACTTGGATAATAGACCTATGAACAACAGAAGAATTATTGCCCATAAGGGCGTTACAAACGACATTTTTCTAAACATACGCGATAGGGACAGAAAACTGCAGAATGTTTTTGCACAAACATTAAGAGCTTATGTGGTTAGTCCTACTACCAAAAAAAGAATAGTATCACGTATTTTAGAACACACTTCTGATATTGGTGTTGTTAAATTAACACTATCAGAAGGAGACTTAGCAAACATAGATGCAGGACTGTATAAAGTATATATTGCAATGTCATTAGATGATGTGCAGGATAGGCCAGTATACAGTGATCAAAATAATAATGTTGCATTTGATATCGAAATTGCTGACCAACTGGGCCTTTCACCAATACCAACCCAAGTTCAAAATACTTTTTTACAAACAGGTAACACCATGGTAGGCGATGCATCTAATACATTTGTTACAAACGCAATGTATGGTAATTTAGATAGAAACTTCGCTGACGCACAACACACATTAGCAATTTATCCTAACACTTACACAGGACAAGTAACAATTCAAGCAAGTTGTCTTACTGGACAACCTGACAACGATGATGCTAGTACAGATTGGTTTGATGTACAAAATATTGACCTCAGCAATACGTCAAGTATATCGCATACTACATTTAATATGAATTGTAATTGGGTAAGAATTTTAAGTAAACCAACTAGTGGATCTATTGATAAAGTGTTGTTAAGAAATTAACACAATATGACACACACATTTTACGATCTTTTTGGGATTGGTTATCCAGATTCTCAATCAACCACTTATAAATTTGATCAAGATTTATCTGATCGATTATATAAAAAATACTTTGGAAATCGCAAAGGTATTAAAGTCAATACAATGTGGGACTTTTCTTCGGCACACCCTTTTGATAGATTAGCAGATGCAGGTTTAACATCCAAACCTAAAACAAAACAAGTTATCGATCTCCTAGGATTATATCCAGACATAGAATGCATTATGTTTTTTGAATTCTTTGATAGAATGAACAGTGACGCATGGAGAAAAACACTTGAGTTTTGTATTGAAAGGTTGGGAATTGAAAATGTTAAAATCATTGGTAATGTTGAAAATAACGAATTTAGAAATGAATGGTTCCCTTATTGGTTTTTGGCATGCAATACTTTTTTCTATGAATACACTGAAGAGGATATTAGACCTAGTTCATTTGAACATACTTATATTTGTTATAACAGAAAACCAAATAAACATAGAAGAAAATTACAACAAAGTTTTATCAAAGAAAATTTATTCAAACATGGTATTTTTACTATGGGGAACGTTGTTTCTCAAAATGAAAAACATGAGATAGAAGTTTCTGGCATAAACATTGTACATAAAACATATCCTGATAATTGTTATGGGCACAATGCTAATATGTCTCAAGAAGACAAAGAATATAATATACCAGCAGATGCATTCAGCCTAGGAAATTTGTCTGTGTGGAAAAAAAGTTTTTTATGCATAGTTACAGAAACTTTATCAGATGAGTCTGATGCCGTTTATCCATTGTTAACAGAAAAAACTTATAAACCTATTATAGGTATGAGACCTTTTATAATTGTAGGGGAAAGTTGTATACCTGCCAAACTACGTGAGTTAGGATTTTATACATTCGAAGCAGAGATACCATCTGATCCAGTAGAAGCAGTTAAGTTTTTACAGAATGAAAATTTAGATCTGCTTTATAAAAAACTTTATCCGCGGTTAGTTGATAATAAAAGACGTATGAATCGATTCACATCTGACAAAAAGAGATTTTATAATTGTCTTGACTTATAAAGAATCAGAGTGTATAATATATACATGATTGATGAGATTGTTTATTCAGTACACAATTTGCTTGTGAGTAATTTGCCTATAAAGACAAATAAAACTCCTAGTGGTTGGATTACTATGGACTGCCCAATGTGCAGTGACACTAGAAAAAGAGGCGGTGTAATTACCAATGGCACTAAAATAAGTTATCACTGTTTCAACTGCAATTACACAACTGGTTGGTCGCCTAGTCCCCATATGGGCAAAAAGTATAAAGATTTATGCGAAAAGTTAGGTGCTACTAGCACTGACATCCATGCAGTACAATTAGACTTACTCAAAAACAGCGAAGTGTTAAGCACAGAAACTGAAACAGATTATGTTTATTCAATGAATAAATTTAACATTATGGCATTACCAGACGATGCTGTAAGTGTTAGTGACTTACCAGACAATCATGCATTAAAACAATATGCAAAAGAAAGAGGCATACTTGGTCTTTATCCACTTTATCATTTTACTGACACTATAAACAAAAAACGTTTAATTGTACCTTTCTTTTACAATAATGAATTGATAGGTTGGACAGGCAGACATATTAATCCACCAGATAAAGAAACGCCTAAATATCTACACAACATGCAAAGTGGATATGTATTTAACATTGACAAGTTTGTGGAATCACCTAGAGACGTTGTTGTAGTAACTGAGGGAGTATTTGATGCAATACTGATCGACGGAGTTAGTGTACTAGGTAATAGTGTTACTGCTGAACAGGCATACCTCATTGAAAAATTAGGCAAACGTGTTGTATTGTGTCCTGACAGAGACAGTGCAGGCAAAGAACTTATAGATCAAGCATTGGAATTAGGCTGGGAAGTAAGTTTTCCACCATGGCATCATGATTGTAAAGATGCCGCTGATGCAGTAAATAAATATACAAGGTTAGGAACACTACAAAGCATACTAAGTTATGCAACAGCAAATAAAATTAAGGCGCAAGTCAAAAGTAAATTATTATGAAGTACACAAAACAAGAACACACAAATGTTACAGTTGTTGGAGATGCACTGTCGCAAGGAGTTAGAAGAGAAAATATTAACAAAGTAGTACATGGGCACGGAGATGTTAGTATTATCAATAATCAAACATGGACAAGATATTTTGAAGCCTACTATGCAAGTATACATAATTTGTCAATTGCAGGTGCTAGTAATACAAGATCTGTTAGGCGTGTTATTGAAAAACTAGAACATGTTAAAGATGAAGATGCACATAATCACATTGTGGTATGGCAAATATCTCATCCTCGTAATAATGAATTACATAATGCAGATTATAATTTTTGGTTACAGTACGATTATATTCAAGACAAAGTTTTTATTGATGACCTAGATTATCACATAGATTGCCCACCACATATTCAAAAGATTGCTGATGATTCTTTGGAGTATTTTAGAAGTGCTGATAAAATGTACTCTGCAAAATACATAAACAACAAATTTTTTGAATCAGCAATAATGATGCAAGAATGGTGTAACAAACGTAAAATTAGGTTGCTAACAATCACAGCAAACAAATCTAGATTACCGTGGGACGACATTTATCATCGATTTACAACAACATACAACTGGCTAACTGAAAGACATATTATTTCTGATGCACTTACCACAGATGATTTCTTAGGTGATAAGGAAGATTTGATCGATCATGAAGCAACAAAAAATCATGATTTTATTGCACCAAATAGAATGGGCTATAAGTATATGGCAGACAATATTTGGAAAAGACTTGATATGTTAAATTGGATACATAAACCTGATGAGTGATATAAAAGAATACACAGAAGAAGTACAAGAACTATTTGTACGTTTCTTGATTAGCGACAACGACCTTTTTGCTAGGTGTCAAAATATTGTACACCCAGATCATTTTAATACAAAATTTAAGCCGGCAGTAGAATTACTGCTGAGTCATAGTTCCAAATATAATTCTCTGCCAACATTGGATCAATTAAATGCTATTAGCAAAGTTCCAATTGAACCTATTGACAATGTCACACCAGATCATCAAAATTGGTTTATGGATGAGTTTGAAACTTTCTGTAGACACAAAGCATTAGAAAAAGCAATCATTGAAAGCACAGACTTGCTTGAAAAGAAAGATTATGGCACAGTTGAAACTAAAATCAAAGATGCCGTACAAACAGGCCTAGTAAAAGACTTAGGCTTAGAATACTTTGACAATCCAAAAGAGAGGCTAGAGTGGATAAAACAGCAAAGCGGCGCCGTGTCAACAGGGTGGAAAGCGATAGATCAAAAACTTTACGGTGGACTGAACAGAGGCGAAATCACAATATTCGCAGGAGGGTCCGGCGCAGGTAAAAGTTTATTCTTGCAAAACTTTGGTGTGAATTGGAGTTTGGCAGGCCTTAATGTTGTTTACATCAGTTTAGAACTTAGTGAACAACTTATCAGTATGCGTCTTGATAGTATGGTCAGTGGTTATGCCGCTAGAGAAATCATGAAGAACATGGATGACGTACACTTAAAAGTAAAAATGAAATCCAAGAGTGCTGGTAAGTTTCGTGTTAAGTACATGCCAAGTGGTATTACTGCAAATGATATTCGTGCATTCTTGCGTGAGTATGAGATACAAAGTGGTGTGAAAGTTGATTGTTTGCTTGTTGATTACTTGGACTTAATGATGCCTATCAGCGGCAAGGTAAGTGCAGAGAACACATTTATTAAAGACAAGTTTGTGTCTGAAGAATTGCGTAACTTAGCGGCAGAACGTAACTTGTTAATGGTAACAGCATCGCAGTTAAACAGAGCGGCAGTAGAAGAAATAGAATTTGATCACAGTCATATTGCAGGTGGTATTAGTAAAATACAGACAGCAGATAATGTTGTGGGTATTTTTACAAGCAACGCCATGCGAGAACGTGGTAGATATCAAATTCAGTTTATGAAAACACGTTCAAGTAGTGGTGTTGGCAGTAAAGTAGACTTGAAGTTTGACCCAGACACTCTAAAAATTGAAGATCTCAATGAAGATGAGGAAGATGCACTAACAGTAACAACTGCAGGACTGGTAGATCAATTAAAACGTTCAAGCAGTATTAAGACAACAGACGATAACACAAGCGATATTGTTGAGAGCAGTTTACAGTTGCGAGACTTTCTAAAAGGTAAAAAGTGATAAATACTTGCATAACCTTAAAGGAAATTGACGGTGCGTAAAACACGAAGTATTTTAGAAGAATTAAACCAAATTTCTGTCGACAGAGATAGAAATCACGTGGTTGAAAATCGTGGTGAACATGTTATCAAAAGTGCAATCAATTTATTAGAGCAAATTGATAAATTTTATGACGCCGATACTGCTAAAGATTTGCAAAATCGTTTGGTAAACAGTATTCGTGGCAGAGACGCAAAGAAATTTTCTCGTGGTATTAAAAAAATTATTAAAGAAAGCCAGCGAGATCGAAATGAAGATTTATGAGGTAACACGCACAGACGAAATTGGCGGCCTAGGTAGTAAAATTTCACAAGGCGCTAAAGCAGTTAGCAGAGCTTTTATGGGACAAGCCGCAAAAGATGCGGCCTACGCCGCTGATGCTGGTAAAGAGCAAACAAAAGAAATTGCTAACAAAATATATACCCAATGGGTGTCAATTGCAAGTTCTAAAGGCATAGATCTACCTAATCCAAAAAAAGACGTAATCATGGATCCTAAAACCAGAAAACCCATAACAGATTTTTCTAACATAAACATGGGTAATCCGAAGTTATCTTTAACAAACTTTGGTATCAAAGGCAATACCACTTATGGTCAAGCAGTACAGAAAATTTTGAACTACAAACTTTCTGGTGGTGATCAAGCAAAAGCCATACAGGGTGAAGTTAACTTTGGCGGCCCAAAAGACAGAGAAGCATTAGTAAATAAACTCAAAAAAGAATGGTTTAACCAGGAAGTTTTTAATAGAGAAGCAAGAACACAAACATTAGAAACCGGCGGCGGATTCTACTTTTCTAAATTGAGAACATTTCTTGAAGCCAACGGCATCAGAGAAAGTACACTTGATAAAATTTGTCGAGGTGTATACCCAGATGTGCCAGTTCCAGAAAATTTTGAAACGGATGTGTACGATAATCCACGTGTACTTAATAAGTTTTTACAACGATCTTTTATAAAAATTGCACAAAAATCAACTAATTTTCATGGTACTTATTATGGTTCGCAACTGTCAAATGATCCTGTTGCACAAGCAAAAGGTTCTGTTGATCCAAACTTAATTGATGGCTTAAAAGATTTGTCATCAGCACAAAGACAAGCAATCGCTCAAATTCTTGCCAGCGGACTAGGTCTAA